CTATATGCGCCTTCTGATCAGCGATAAGCCGGTGCTGGCCAAGGACGCCATCCGGATGATGAATGACCAGCGGTTGCTCCAGTCACTGCCAAGATTCTCTTACGCCCCCCAACAGGACGGAAACTGAACCATGCACGAGATTGGTGAGGTGCGAGAGTTTGCTACTGGGTTTATGGTCGCCGTAGAGGCCTCGCCGGGCGTGTGTAAGGCGGCCATGCAAACGGAGCAGCGCGTTTGGGATGGAGCGCAATGGTGTGCCGTGGGTACGCGTGAGTGCGCCGCGATTTTGAACCGCGTTTGCCAGAGCTCGCTTGCCAGGACCGAACCGGTGGCCGCATGACCGCAGTGATCATCTTCGGCGCGCCGTTCAAGTCCAAGCGCGCCCAGCAGGAATCCTCCGAAAAGCCCATAGAGCAAGAGATTATCGGCGAGGTGCCGCTGGCGCCGTTCCCGGTTGTCGCGCCGCGCTTTGTCGACACGTCGCCATGTGAATACATCGCCCCCGATCAGGATGGCGCGTGAAGGTCGCGCTCGTTCTTCTGTGGGGTTGGAGGGCTGTCTGGAACGGCTTCAGGAGGTTTGCTCATGCCAATGATCGTTGACGACTTCGCGGACATCGCCAAGCGCGCAAACCTTCGCGCTCTCGACGGTACGCCGCAGAACGTGGTTCCGGTTACGCAGGGTCTGGTAGACCGCATCGGCGCTTTGGTCGAAGGGGTCGATCCGGAGCCGGACTGGTACGCGATGCAACGCGGGGTTCAGGCGCAGGCGAACGATTTTTTCAAACAGATGCGTCAACAGGGCCATCAATCCGGCTTGGCCGTTTTGGGCGGCCGTCAGGGTCTCCAGCAGCGCGGCCTTGGCTCGCTCTACCCCAACCAGGCCAAGGCGTGCTGCCTCGACGATTATCCGCCCTACGATGCGATAGCGGCAAAGTATCGCGCCGGCGAGCAAGACCCTGCGTGAGCGAGGAGCCCATGCCGAGAGAATGGTCCTTCGAGGAAATAAACGCTCTGGCCGACGCCATGTGGCTGCTCCTCGATGACATGGGCAAGGACGGGAAGTCGGTATGCTTGGCGGCCAAGGCATGCGCTCGCGTAGCGTTCGAACCCTTTCGGGTTGATGAACCCTACGATGACTGGATGTCGTTGGCTGAGGCGCAGGCCATTATCGCCGAAATTGAGCAGCCCGGGTGAGGACGCTCTTCGCTGTTGCGCTTGCCGCGATGCTTGCGGGGTGTGCGAGCGCTGGGCCGAAGGAAATCGGGACAAAACCGAGCGAAACCAAGGCCGTAACCTACAAAGTGCCCGCCAAGGGAATCACCCCCTCGACCGCCCGCGAGCACATCGCCCGTCGCACGATCTGGGACCGTTTCTGGCCAACAAAGTCTACCACGAACTAGTCGCCGCGGTCGCTGAAACAAACACGGACATCCTCATCATGAGCAACCCAATCGACAGGCTGAAGGCCAAGGCCATGCAAGCCCGAGGCGTCGCTACGGGCGCGATCAGGGACCTTGAGGCCGACTTGGACGCTATCATTGCGGAAGAGGCGGTGATCGCTCAGAAGCGCGCCGCTGCCGTCGCTCCGCACCATGAGGCAATCGCTGGCGTCAAAGGCGAGCTCGACGGCCTCAAAGAGGCTATCGACATCCTGTCCAACGGCGGCCCCTCGCTCGAGGAACCCCACGTCACGCCCAAGCCCGAAGGCTCGGACTACTTGCTGCCGGCAATGACGCGGAAGTAGCCACTTCGACGTCCCAAGCAGGAGGAGTGAATGCTGCATCTTGAACAGGGGAAGGCTGACGAGGCCATCAAGGCGCTGCGCGCCGTGGCGGCAAGCACATGCGACCAGCGAGGGCTGCTCGTCTACCACCCAGCCAGAGCTTTCAGCTATCGGAAATGGCAAGCGATTGTGTGCGGGCTGATTGCGTCGCACAGCGATGGACCCAGCGGAGTGATGCTCGGGCCGGACGTCGGGCTACTGACGCCGGCAGGCGGAGCCGCTCTCAGAGATGTTCGTGACCTCGCCTACGTTGCGCCGGCTGAGGACTGCGCCTGATCGATGCCCGTCCTCAAGAACCCGAAACACGAGCGGTTCGCTCAGGAGTTGGCAAAAGGGGAGACCGCAGCCTCAGCATACCTGAAGGCGGGATACGAGGCGGACCACAAGTCAGCCGAAACGGCGGGACCGCGATTGTTCAGAAATGTTCAGGTTCAGGGCCGCGTCCAAGAGCTGCAGGAACGTGGCGCCAAACGCGCGGAAGTCACGGTCGCCAGCATCACCGAGCGACTGATCCGGATAGCTGACAAGGGCGAAGACCTGAAGGAGGCGTCGGGCCTCTCTGTCGCGCGCCAGGCCGCCATGGATGCAGCAAAGCTGCACGGTCTGGTCGTCGACAAGATGGAGAAGGGCAAGCCTGGCGACTTCTCGCGGATGTCCGAAGATGAACTCGATGCCTTTATCACGAGCCGAAAAGCTGCTCTTGGCGGAAGCGATAGCGGAGAAAGAGCGGCGGATCGTCAAGCGGGAGTGCGAGGAAAGTCTAGCGGCCTTCATTAAGCACGCCTGGCATGTGATCGAGCCGGGGAACGGTTATGTCCACGGCTGGCATATCGACGCATGGAGCGAACATCTCGAGGCCGTAATTGATGGCCGCATTCTCCGACTCCTCGGAAATCTACCGCCAGGCACGATGAAAAGCCTGATGACGTCGGTGTTTTTCCCGGCGTGGGTGTGGGGTCCGAAGGGAATGTCGCATAAGCGGTTCCTCGCCACCTCGCACAACGAGCGCAATTCCACCCGTGACACCACAAAATGCCGTCGACTGATACAGTCTGATTGGTACCGTGCGCATTGGCCGGATGTCGTGCTGACGGGCGATCAAAACGCCAAAACGAAATTCGAGAACACGGCGTCTGGGTTTCGGGAAGGCGTGCCATTCACGTCCATGACCGGCGTCCGCGCGGATGTGGTCATCTTGGATGACCCGATGTCCGTGGACGATGCATTGTCCGTGGCCACGAAGGAGAACGTCAATCTAACCTTCCGGGAGTCGCTTCCGACGCGCCTTGTAAGTCCGGAGGAGTCGGCGATCGTCGTCATCATGCAGCGGCTAGCAGAGGACGATACCAGCGGCATTATCCTGTCAGGTGACTACGGCTACGAGCATTTCTGCCTGCCGATGCGGTTTGAGTCCGATCGCCGGTGCCAGACGTCCATAGGATTTGTTGATCCAAGGACAGAGGACGGCGAGCTTCTATTCCCCGAGCGGTTTCCGGAATGGGTCGTGAAGCGCGACGAGCGCATCATGGGCCCGACGGCAACAGCGGGACAGATGCAGCAGACGCCTCAGCCCAGAGGCGGCGGCATCATTCAGCGGGCATGGTGGCAGGACTGGCCTTCGGATAGCTATCCCGTATGCGAATACGTGCTGGCATCACTGGACACCGCGTACACCGAAAAGCAGGAGAATGACCCAAGCGCCCTGACGATCTGGGGCGTGTTCCGCGACGGCAACGGTAATCCGAAGGTGATACTGCTGTACGGATGGGAGGGCAGGCTTGCCCTCAACGATCTCGTTGTCGGCGTGGCGTCGCTCTGCTCGACGCATGAGATAAAGGCGGAAGACCTGCGGCGTATAGCCCGCATATTGGGTTTGGACCAGTTCCCCCGGTTTCCGGTGGACAAGCTGATCATTGAGGCCAAGGCAAGTGGCATCTCAGCGGCGCAGGAGCTCCACCGTCTATATGGCGGGAAAGGCCTGTTTGGCGTCGAATTGATCGACCCGAGCAAGGCCGGGGACAAGGTGGCGCGAATGCATAGCGTCCAGCACATGTTCGCGGACGAGATGGTTTACGCGCCTGACCGATCGTTTGCTGACATGGTGATCGACAACGTCTCTGTGTTCCCAAAGGGCGTGCATGATGACTTGGCAGACAGTGTATCGCAGGCGCTGCGGTATCTGCGCTTGAGCGGCCTTCTCCTTCGCCGTGAGGAGCACGCAAGGAACGTGGCGGATGAGCTGGCTTACAGGCCAAGGCTCCGGCCGCTATACTGACTCAGAACAGGAGGCGCTAATGGTCATCAGTTCTGAGCACATGCCGAAGCTGGCTAGTGAGGCGCTCGCTGAGCGAAGGCGCATCTGCGCCACCTCGGACGCCCTGCTAACGCCCGATGAGTTGGCAATTAAGCGCGAGGACGAGGCAGAGTTGGCGCGATTGCAGAAGAAGTTTGGCGCGGAGTTCGATCGCGTCTTTGGTTAGCCGGTCGGCCAAGACTCAGGCCGTTGTATTGAGTTTAAGCGGGTCGGCTCGCGCAACGAGCCTAAATGCAAAGAGGCGGCGCGGTATTCTAGACCATGCGCGTCGTGGGTATTGCGTGAGCGGGGAATTGCCCCGCGACCCGGACCCATCCGCCGCCTTCGGGCGGCTTTTTCATGGAGCGCGCAATGACCACCAAAGTCGTCATCGAATGCCCGGACAACAGCCACTGGCACGTCAAGGTGGAAGTCCGCGATCGGGTCTATGACCACACGGCCAACGCCTACACCGACGACTGGGGCCTCGCCGATAGCTTCGTGCTGAAGCAGACGGAGAAGCGCGAGGTCTACATCCACAGCTCGCGCCGGCTGATTGTGGATGAGGTCGAGCCGGGCTGAGGCTTCGGCCATGACCGAAGAACTGCGATTCCAGTGTCTGGAGCTGGCGCATCGAGCGTGTTCCACGCACATCGTTCAATCCGCTGAAGAGATTATCGCGGCCGCGGAAAAGTTCGTGGCCTTCGTCGCCAGCACCAAACCAACCGAATCCCCAACCGAAAGCAATCCCGCATGGGATGCCGTCAGGAGCATTGCATGACTGAGAAGAACACCGTTTCCCTTGCCGCTGGCGAGTTTCGAGTGCTGGTCGCATCGAATCTGCAGGACGCCACGCAGTTCGTCCAGAACAACGCCCAGCTCAATGCCGAGCAGGTCAAGGCGCTGAACGATCACCTGGACCGCATCAAGGTCTTTGTGGCGTCGTGGCATGCCAGCGCGCCGCTGCCTGTAGCAACGCCTGAGGTGGCTGCTGCAGCCGCTGCGCAGGGCAATGGCGCGGCTCCGGTGAAACGCAAGGGCGGATGGCCGGCCGGCAAGAAGCGCACGCCGCGCGCTCCTGAGGCGGTGCAATGATGTGGGCAAAGCTAACCAGCAGCTTCGACGGCGCACCTATTTGGGTCAATCTTGCGCGGGCCGCGGCCTATCATCTCTCCGGTCCATCTAGCGGCCAGTATACGAATGTCGTTATGGAGCGCGGGGTTTACTACGAAGTGAAGGAAACGCCCGAGCAGATCGAACAAGTGCTCGCGAGCTGTGGTTACCCACCGACGCGCACGCCGATGGAAGCCGCAGATCACGAGGCCACCAAGCCGGTACATCTGCCAATGGACACGCATCGCCCCGGCGAACATGTCGCAGGAGCAATGTTCATCTGATGACCGCTCACACCATCAAGGTCACGGCCAACGAGGCCCGGATCGAGACAACGACTCCCAACCTGCGCTTCGTTCAGCGCGGGACATCACGGGTTCTCCAGCAGCTTGTGACGTGGGTGTCGTCTTCCGGAATGACCGGCGGTCAGGAATGGCGCGACGTGCCGCTGGTGGCGGAGGGGAAATGACAACTCTCGCCGCCAGCCAGCGCGCATTTGAAGGCCGGTTCGCCGTTGTCCAACATATCGCGCCATCCGTCGTCCCGATCTCAACGCTCTACTTGCGGGATATGGAGACGGGATCGACCTTCATTGAGCATCAAGAAGTCATCGGGCGAGGGGTTACCCCCGAAGAAGCGGTTATCGATTGGAACAGTAAATTGCCAGACAGGAGCGGCAGCGCGCTCCATTGGCGCGTTGCTCCCGAGATCGAAGAGCAACACTGCTTCGACACCAAAACCAAGAGCTATCGAATCTATTCCCGGTTCGTCGTCATCCCATAGAACATGGCTCTCAGCCCACTTTCCAACGTTCTGCCGATCCAGCAGCGCGAACCAGACCCCTTGCCCGAAGCGGCAGAGGTATTGCTGGAGACAGGCGGCGACCCATCCGCGTCCATGCAGGACGGAGCACTCGTCTCCGAGCTCGACAACGGCGGGGTGATTATCGATCTCGCGCCCAAGATCGGGGGAGAGAAGCCAAAGTCCGACAAGTTCGACGCCAATCTGGCGGAAGAGCTGGATGAGTCGACGCTGGGCACCATCGCCTCAGATCTACTGCGTGGCATCGATCTCGACGACCAGTCCCGGCAAGACTGGCTCACCCAGCACGCCGAAGGCATCAAGCTCCTTGGCCTGGTGCTGGAGGATAGTTCAGGCACCGCAGACTCATCCGCTCCGCTGGAAGGCATGTCCACCGTCCGGCACCCGCTCTTGCTCGAGGCCGTGCTGGCGTTTCAGGCAACGGCCAGAGGCGAACTGCTTCCCGCGGCTGGTCCGGTCAAGGTGCGCGACGATCGCACCCAGAAACCGCCCATGCCTCCGCAAATGGGTCACAACGGAGGCCCGCCGCTCAATGACAATCCACTTGCTCAACCCGCGGTCAATGACGCGCCGCCGCTTGCGCCAATGGCAGCGGGACCGCAGGCTGGACCTGCGCCTGTGGCTCCAATGGGAGCGCCGCCGATGGGCGCGCCTGCTGGGCCTGCCGCTGCGCCTCCGGTAGCGCCGCCTCCGATTATCCCGCAGCCACCGGTCGAGCAGCGCGACCTGCTGGCCGAGGCGCTGGAAACCGACTTCAACCATTATTTGACCGTCACCGCCAAGGAGTATGTGCCGGACACCGACCGCATGCTGTTCCTCACCGGGTTCGGCGGGCAGGGCGTCAAGAAGGTCTATCACTGCCCGATCAGGCGGCGGCCGGTTTCGGAATCCATCCCGATTGAAGACTTCATCGTCTCCAATGCGCTGACCGATCTGGGCAATGCCCAGCGCATCACGCATCGCGCCAAGATGAAGCCGTCCAGGTTGAAGCGCATGCAGATATTGGGCGTGTGGCGGGATATTCCCATCGGCGTCCCAACGCAGAGCGATCAGCCCAACGCCGTCGACCAGGCCAAGGCCGATGTGGTTGGCGTGCAGCCGCAGGTGCAGGACCCGAAGGACGCCGACTATACCGTTTACGAAGTCTATTGTGAATTGGTGCTGGACGAATACGCGCCCAAGCAATTCAAGGGCAAGGAACTGCCGCTTCCGTACCGGGTGACGATCGAGAAGGATTCTGAAAAGGTTCTGGAAATCCGCCGCAACTGGAAGAATGACGATCCCCAGTGCATGGCGAAGGAGTTCTTCGTTGAATTCCCGTTCGTGAAGGCGTTCGGGTTCTATGGCATCGGCCTGCTGCACATCCTCGGCAACACCACCAAGACGCTGACCGCAATCTGGCGCGAGGCAATCGATAACGGGATGTTCGCGAACTTCCCGGGCTTCCTCTACAACAAGGGCGTGGGCCGCCAGCTCACCAATAACTTCCGCGTTGCGCCCGGGCAGGGCGTTGGCATCGATGCGGGCCTTGGCTCGCTCAGAGACAACGTGATGCAGCTTCCGTACCGGGACCTCGGCCCGGCTTTCGCGGCGTTCACCAATCACGTTGAAGAGGTTGGCTCGCGCCTTGGCGGCACCGCTCAGATCGGCGTCGGCGAGGGCAAGCAGGACGCCCCGGTCGGCACTACCATGGCGCTGATCGAGCAGGCCACCAAGCCCACCAGCGCGGCCATGAAGCGGCTGCACACGGCGCAGGGCAAAGAGTTCCAGCTTCTGAAAGACCGCTTCCAGGAGGACCCGGAGGCGTTCTGGCGGTTCAATCGCAAGCCCGCCGCGCCTTGGCAGAAAGAGCAGTTCATCAAGGCGCTGAACGATTACGACCTCGTTCCGGTGTCCGATCCGAACAACCCGACGCGCCTGCACCGCATGGGCAAGGCGGAGGCGTTCAAGGGCATGGTGGCCATGGCGCCGACTCTGTTCAAGCCGAGAGAAGCGGCGCTGCATTATGCGCGCGGCATGGACCTCGGCGACATTGAGCAGACGATGCTCAGCACGGAAGAGATTGCCGCTCAGCCGCAACAGCAGGGCGAGTCGGCTGACCCGGCCAAGATGGCTGACATCCAGCAGAAGGCGCAGAAGGCGCAACTGGACGCCCAGAGCAAGGCCCAAACGGCAAAGACGCGCCTGGATGAGCAGGCAATGGAAATGGCCGATCGGGAAGCCGATCGCAAATCCCGCGAGCGTATTGCCGAGATGAACATGCGGACGGAACAAATCCGCGCCGCCGCTTCCATCGCAACCCACTCCGACAAGGCCGAGACGCAGGAGCGGGCGCTTCTGATGAAGCTGCTGTCCGAACACCATGGACGCGAGGAAGACCGCATCCACGACCTGACCAAGGACGAACTGGCGCATCGCCGGCAGAAGGAATTGGCGAAGGAACAACCGAAGAAGGACGACAAGGCATGAGCTATAAAACCGAGGCCAAGGCATCACGCAGCGCCAAGATGAGCAAGTATGCCAGCGGCGGTCGCATAAAGCCTGTCACGCCGCAGGTCCAAGACGCATTCACGCGCGCCATCCGAAATTCAGGAAGCGACGAAGAACTGGTCCGCATTCAGCGGATTGCGAAGGATCGCTACGGCGTCGAGGTCAAGTGAACGAGGATGCAATGAGCAAAGCCAGCACAATGAAATCAAAGCTCGGGCGCGGTCCTGCGGATGAATCCGCCCACAAGGGCCCGGATCGTGGCGCAGCGGCCAGCCGCGTAGACCCGTCCGTCAAGATTGGCCCGGAAGGTACGTACACCATGGGCGCGGTGCCACTGGCTCGCACCATGGGCAAGCCGCGCGCATATCGCAAAGGAGCATGACCATGAGCCACATCAAGCACGTTGGTGAGAGCCAGCGCCGGACCGCTGAGATGCGGAAGCAAATGAGCAACAAGAAGGGGTTTGCCTCGGGCGGCCGAGTCCACAGCTACCCGAAGATGGATGCCGGCGCCGGCAGCGGTTCCGGCCGTCTCGAAAAGGTCGACGCTTACGGCAAGCGCGCCAAGCCGAAGGGCAAGTAATGCCCAGCGACAACGTCATTGACCTGCCGGTGGTGACGTCGCTCGACATCCCGGTGGAACGCATCCTGAACGGCGCGATTGAAGCCAATCTGGATACAGCAATTGTCATCGGCTGGCAGGAAGACGGCGAGTTCTATTTCGCGGGCTCCTCCGGAGATGCTGCGCAGACGCTGCTATTGCTCGAATTGGCCAAGCGCGAATTGCTGGACAATGCCTGATGTCCTCATTTGACACCGCATTCCTCACGCAATTGAAAAAACGAATTGAGGAGCATTCGGAGTCGGTATTGAGGAACGTCGCCGACGGCCAATGCCCCGACTATCCAGCGTACCAACACTATTGCGGCGTCCTGAAAGGGCTTCGGTTCCTGGCAGACGAAGCCGACGACATTCTCTCTCAAATCCAAAAGGGATAACCAATGCCAGCGGCAAAGCTGATGTCCATTGCGCAATCGAGCGATCCGAAGCGAGGAATCATCGACGCAGTGGGCGACCTGTCCAATGTGTGTGTGCTGTCCGGCCGCGTGCTGGTCGGCATCTACATCGCGCCTGAGAAGACCGTCGGCGGCATCATCCGCCCCAATTCCAACGTCAAGGAAGACGTGTACCAGGGGCAGGTCGGTCTTGTTCTGAAGAAGGGCCTGATGGCCTTCAAGGACGATGACCAGAACAAATTCCACGGGCAGGACGTGCAGGTCGGTGACTGGGTCGTATTCCGCCCCGGCGACGGCAAGCGCGTGCAAATCCGCGGCGTCGACTGCCGTCTGATCGATGACGTGCTCATCGACATGGTGGTCGAGTCGCCGGCACTGATCACCCACGCAAAGTGAGGATTGAATGACGAAGCTGAAACCCATTTCGGACGAAAAGGCGCTCGCCGCCATTCCGACAACCGAGCCAGTTCTGGTCGAGCTGCCGGCCATGCCGACCGGCGAAGACATCGACTCCGGCACCGACATCAAAGAGCCGCCTGCTCGCGTAGAGAAGGCCACCGATGCGGGCGAAGACGACGGCGCGACCAAGCTCAAGGAGCAGATGGAAGCGCTCCAGCGAGCCAATGACGCTGAGAAAGCCCGTGCCGACAAGGCGGAGCGCGACGCTGCAGAAGCTCGCCGCATCGCCAGGGAACGCGACGATGAAAACAAGCGCCTGCAGGCAGGCCGGGTCGAAGACGAAGGCGCGCTGATCGAGCAAGCGCTCAAGGCCGCCCAGTCA